TCCCATACAAACACCAAAAGTTTCTGGATGAGTCGTAGTTGAACCCTTAAAAATTAAAAGGGATCGTGGCTTATCATAACCAAAAACATTGTTTGACTGTGGGAGGAATTTTGAATAATCGAAATCGACTAGGTTATAGCCGGATTGTGGGAAATATGTAATAGATTGATCAATTTCATCGGGATCCCCGAGCTCGAAATCATCTCCTGCACGAATATAACACATGATGAAAGCATCAGCCGTAGTAACTGGTGCTGTCAATGGAGTGTTTACGACAAGAGAAAGTACTCCAAGCGAATTATCGGGATCGGCCGTAATTGGACCAGCTGATTCAACGTACTGAGGAGTCAGTACATTTTTGTTGACGGTAGTCCACGGAGTTTCTTTGACATATGGCACAACAATTTCTACATCAACATCACTTGTGATGTCAATGATTTCATTATATTGCGCAGATGGATCAACTGATGAAGACACAGCTGGGTCAAAGAATATTTGTAAACGGCCTCGATGGTATTGTGAGCATATAATTTTAAAACGAAAAACGAGAGAACCTCTCCAATATTTAAACATATGTGCAAAATGAGAAACTGGAGGAAGCACAAAATTTGTTCCATTAATAATTGGCATTGTAGGACCTGCATTAATCTGTCCAATCTGAGTATTGGCACCAGCAGCAGTGGTCCAAGCCATAACGGTATACATTGCTTCCTTCTTACATAAAACATTCAAATTCATCTCATCTAATCCACTTAGACCGCAGACACGAGGATCTACCAATTCATTTTTAGGATCAAGAGACAACTTTTCCGTTGGTTGACCAATCTCGGTAGAAGAAAAACTGTGAAAGGGCAAGTCTTTGTAAGGACTCACTGAATCAATCACAGGGGTTTTTGTGAAACCAAAATATTTGGCGACGTTGGCGACACTTGATGCTATCATATTTGTTGATCGAGCGAACGCACCAATATATGGTACATTCTCCAATTTACTAGCAACAGAAGCGACAGCAGAAGCAGGTCCTGAAACAGGACCATCCTCCTCATATTCGTCACCTTGGGGTTTCACGTAAGAAAAATCAAAGTCCACTAAATCTTCCCCAGATTGGAGAGCTGCTTTGACAGTTGGCATCAACAGAGTCACATTCTCCAACCACGCATAAACTTGAATATCCAAATTCGTGGTGGAAGTAGATGCAGTTCGTAGTTGGA